TAAAACATTTTATTGAAAGAATGAAAATATATGATGATGAAAAGTTCAAATACAAGTTCTACAACATCGAGCTCAAAAATGGATGAAACACTTAACATAAAAGTTGTCCGTCTCCAATCAGGTGAAGATGTTATCGCCGATGTTATATCTGACGATAACAATACAATTCTTCAGAACCCAATGGTTGTTTTACTTAAAAGGTCCAAGACCGGTTCGGTAATGATGATGGTGCCATGGTTGCCAGTTGAACTTATTTCTGATAATATAGCTACACTAAACAATTCAGAAATTCTTACATACACAAATCCAAAAGAAAGTTTAGTTGAGTTTTATTTACATATGGTTGAAGAGGTTAAAATTGAAACCAAAAACAGTGACAAAGCTCTTAACCAAAAAACAAAAGATTTTAAAATGAGTCGGTCATACGAAAGTGAATATGATTTAGACCTTGAAGATAATATAACAACAATTGATGAACTTGTTGAACACATGAGTAATACTAAAGGCAAAAAAACACTACATTAATGTTAGACTTTAATAATGATAATTTGAATATGGTCTCAAAAATTATAGTGCATAATTTAACACCAGACTTACTTCCTAAAAAATGGATAGAAAGAAATAATTCTAATCCTATGTTTGGTCACTGTCATACAGCTTCAGCTTGTTTACAAAAAATATTTGGAACAAAACAACTCAAACTTCAGCGAGCATTAGATGATGAGGGTATATGGCACTGGTGGTGTATAGATAAGAATTCAAACATAATAGATTTAACCGCTGAACAATACTATTTGGAGAATAGATGCCCTCCTTATGATAAAGGACAAAAGGCATCAATGTTAGGATTTGATTATAGAAAACGTGTGTTGTTATTGTTGGATAGGATCCAGGAGGTCCTACCTCATCAGCAACACTAATATTCTAAACTATAAATGAGAGAATGTCAAGGCCTAAACCAGGCAAACATGAGAGAAGGTATATAATGGCAAAAAAAGAAAAACACTATGTAAATAATGCAGATTTCCTAAAAGCATTGATTGAGTATAAAAAGAACTGTGATGAAGCTGATAAACAAAAAAAGATTCAACCACAAGTTCCAAATTATGTCGGTGAATGTTTTTTAAAAATTGCAGAACACCTTTCACGCAAACCAAACTTTGCATCATATTCATTTAGAGATGAAATGATTGCTGATGGTATTGAAAATTGCATGATGTACTTTCGCAATTTTAATCCAGAAAAATCTAAAAATCCGTTTGCATATTTTACACAAATTATTTACTATGCTTTTCTTCGTAGAATTACACGAGAGAAAAAGCAATTGTATGTAAAATATAAAGCTACAGAGCAAATTGGTATATTAGATGAATATGAATTGCTTGAGGACGGTGACGGAAACACAAGACAATTTGAATTGTATGATAACATATCTGAGTTTATTCATAATTTTGAAGAATCAAAGAAAAAGAAAAAAGAATTAAAGGTAAAAGGGGTAGATAAGTTTTTAGATGAATAAACAATTGCCTCTTATATTATTAACATGTGTTATGATGTGGTCATGTTCTGGATTATTTGTAAAATGTGATGTTAATGATCCAAACTATATTAAAGAATGTAAACATATACCAGTTTTTAAGGAATCTTTTTAATGAACAAAAACCAACTAGAAGCTTTAAAAATAAGACACAAAGACCTTGATGAACAAATTAAAAAAGGATATTCAAAATATCTTGCTGATGCAAATTTGAACAAAATGAAAATAGAGAAACTCCAATTAAAAGATAAAATAGAAAAACTATCAAAAAAATTATAATATGAAACTTGCTATATTAGGTGATTGCCATTTTGGCATGCGTGGAGATTCTATTATCTTCCATAAATATATTGAAAAATTTTATAACAATATCTTTTTTCCATATCTAAAAGAAAATAACATTGACACCATTTTTCAAATGGGGGATTTGTTTGACCGCCGAAAATTTATAAACTTTAATTCACTATATCTTTGCCGAAAATATTTTTTTGACAAGATACAAAAAAACAATATTACATTTTATTCGATGCTAGGCAATCATGATATTACCTATCGAAACACACTAGAAGTAAACTCGTCACAATTATTATTAAACGAATATAAAGAATTTACAATTTATGATGAATTTACAACAAAAGAATTTGATGGAGTATCAATAGATATTGTTCCTTGGCTTTGTGATGAAAATGAAAATGAAATTCTTGAAAAGATAAAACAAAGCCGGTCACAAATATGTTTTGGTCATTTTGAGATTCAAGGTTTTGAAATGGACAAGGGCAACATTTCACAAACGGGTATTGACAAAACCATTTTAGACAAATATGATATTGTACTATCTGGTCACTTTCACCATAAATCAGATAATGGCCATATTTTTTATGTTGGTACACCAACTCAAATGACATGGGCGGATTGGAAAGATTCACGAGGATTCCACATATTTGATACAGACACAAGAAAACTTGAGTTTATAAAAAACCCGTATGAGATTTTTCATAAGATAAATTATGATGATAGAGATAAATCACTTGATGATTATAAGAACTTTGATTTTGAAAAATATAAAGACAATTATGTAAAAGTTGTGGTATTACATAAACAAAATCCATATTTGTTTGATTATTTAACTGATAATTTATATAAAATTGGCGCAGCGGATATAGCTATTGTTGAAGACCATAATGATGATATAATTGAAAATGAAGCGGATATCATCAATCAAGCAGAAGACACAATGACAATATTGTCCAAATATATTGATAGCCTTACACTTAATGTTGATAATGAAAAATTAAAAACAATTATGCGTGAGTTATATGTTGAAGCATTACATACGGAAGAAACTGATTGATTATATTTCGCAAGGTCAGATGGAAAAATCTACTTTCAACTGGCAATTATTTTTCTGAGGTAGATTTAGATAAAACCGACAAAACATTAATTGTTGGTGTGAATGGTTCAGGTAAATCAACTTTACTTGACGCCTTATGTTTTGGTTTATTTGGCAAACCATTTCGTAATATTCCAAAAGCAAACCTAACAAATTCAATCAATGGTAAAAATTGTGAAATTGAAATTGAATTTGATACAAACAACAAATCATATAAAGTTATTCGAGGCATTAAACCAAATAAGTTTGAAATATATGTAGATGGTGAAATGCTTGACCAAGATGCAGCTGTTCGAGATTATCAAGAACAATTAGAAAAGTTTGTATTGAAAATGAATTATAAATCTTTTACACAAATTGTTGTATTAGGTTCAGCTTCATTTACACCGTTCATGCAATTATCAAATAAAGATAGACGGGAGATTATTGAAGACTTATTAGATATTCAAATATTTTCTGTTATGAACAAATTAACAAAAGATAGGCTTTCGACAAACAAAGAGTTGGTTGATGATAAGCGCCACAACATTCAACTTAAACAACAACAATATGTTTTTGAAGAAAAAAGATACAAGGAACAAAAACAAAACAATGAAGAAAAGATAAAACAATATGAAACCGATATTTCTACCAACGAAATTAATATATCAAATCTCACTAAAGAAATTGAGACAATTGGATCACAAGTATCAGCGCTTCAGACGGTTGTTGAAAACCGAATCGAAACAGAAACCCGTGTAAAGAAATTTAATCAACTTGAGGCTCAAATTGAAACCAATTTATCAAAGTATAAAACTGATGTTGACTTTTTTGAACATAATGATAATTGTCCAACATGCCGACAAACAATAGAATACACGTTTAAAGAAGGACAAATTAATACACTTAAAGAAAAAATAAATGAATGTAGTCATGGTTTAACTGAACTTGATAAAAAGGTTATTGAAGAACAAAACAAATTAAATGTCATTTCTGAAAAACAAAAAGAAATACAGAAATTACAAATAAAGATTGCCACAAATTCAACATCAATTACTGAAATAAACAAATATATTAGTAGAATTAAAAAAGACATTGAAGAATTACAAAATACAAAATCAACATCTGAGGCTGAAGAACAAAAACTTAATGATTTAAAATTTGAAATTCAAACTAAAGAAAAAGAATTTAAAGATTTGCTTGAAGAAAAAACATATTATGAAGTAGCAAGTGCATTACTTAAAGACACAGGAATAAAAACAAAGATTATTAAACAATATCTTCCTGTGATTAATCGTTTAGTAAATAATAATTTGGCTAAACTAGATTTTTTTGTAAACTTTACGTTAGATGAAACATTTAAAGAATCAATTAAATCTAGATTTAGAGATGACTTTAGTTACAATAATTTTTCTCAAGGCGAAAAACAAAGAATTGATATGGCATTGATGCTTACTTGGCGAGCTGTAGCAAGACTAAAGAACTCAACAAACACCAATTTATTAATACTTGATGAAACTTTTGATTCGTCATTAGATGCAACAGGTGTTGATGAGTTGATTAAAATACTACATTCATTAGACGATGTAAACATTTTTGTCATATCACACAAAGGCGATATATTGCAAGATAAATTTGAATCAGTAATTAAATTTGAGAAAATTAAAAACTTTTCAAGGATTGTACAATGAGTGACGACAACACTTTTATCATAAACACAGAATCAGAAGAAACACAACCGGTTAAATTAGAACCGTTACCGTTATACGATGATAATCATCCAATGTTATCAAAAGAAATACCTGAATATAAAGGTGTTCTTCCTAATACATATATGTCAAATTTGGTAACTAGATTGAAAATGACAATGAGAAAATTTGGTGGCATAGGTCTATCTGCTAATCAGTGTGGCATATTTGAACGAGTGTTTGTTATTGGTACAGATGATTATCAAATGGTTTGTATAAACCCAAAAATAATAACAAGCTCGGCAAACTATGTTAAAGAACCAGAAGGTTGCCTCTCTTTTCCCGGTTTATATCTTAAAATAATAAGGTCAAGTGAAATTGATGTTGAATATACCACAGAAAACGGAGAAGTAAAAAAAGAAAGTTTAACGGGTGTTACGGCTAGATGTTTTTTACACGAATTTGACCACATGAACGGTATCAAATTCATACAACATGTTGGACCACTCGCTTTGAAACTAGCAAAACAAAAACAACAAAAGATGATTAAAACAATAAAGAGACAAAAAAAATAATGAGTTACTCTTGGGATCCAAAAGATGATGTAGAAGTTCAATGGCAAAAATGGTCAGAAGCTAATCCTGTGGCTGAAATGCCTGAAATTGACTTTGAAGATGTAAAACAAAAAACAATTAAAGACCTAGAATTTGTTTCTGTTATGGATGTAAAAGAATATACACTATATCAAAAGTGGTGTGAAGTGCAAGAGCGTTATCCATTTGTAACAGTAAATGATTTATGGGAAGGTGAAAGAAAAGTATTAGCTGATGAAAAACAAAGACGAGCTATACAAGAAGTGACCACAAATGTTTGGAATCCAAAAGACTTAGATGATTATGCAAAATTAGAACCAGAACTTATCTACGCAAACAAACAAGATGATTTGCCTGAGCTTTGGAATGTAATA